ATGCAGCCGTCTGAGCCAAGTGCACCGCCACCCCATTTACCGCTGCCGGATAAACTTACACCCATGTTTGATCGAGTAGCTGTGCCTGCATCAACATCTATTTTTAGGATGTCAGTGGCACTACTCGGAATACCATAAATGCAGCCATCTGGACCGAGCACACCGGCAACCCATTTGTTGATACCAGATAAACTTGCGCCCATGTTAGATCTAGTAGCAGTGCCTGTATCAACATCTATTTTTAAGATATCAGTAGCACTGAGCGGAATACCATAAATACAACCGTCTGGACCAAGCACATTGCCAGCCCATTTATCACTATCAGACAAGCTTGCGCCCATGTTTGATTCAGTAGCAATGTCCGCACCAACATCGATTTTTAGAATGTCAGATGCGTCGTATGGAATACCATAAATACAGCCGTCTGGGCCAAGTACACCGCCACGCCATTTGGCGCCGCCGGATAAGCTTGCACCCATATTCGATCTAGTAGCAGTGCCTGCATCGACATCGATTTTTAGAATGTCGGTTGCCATGTATGGAATACCGTAAATACAACCGTCTGGGCCAAGTACACCGCCACACCATCCGCTGCCGGAGAAACTTGCACCCATGTTCGATCTAGTAGCGGTGCCTGCATCGACATCTATTTTTAGAATATCATTTGCGTCCCATGGAATACCGTAAATACAACCGTCTGGGCCAAGTACACCGCCAACCCATTTACCGTTGCCGAATAAACTTGCACCCATGTTCGATCTGGTAGCAGTGCCTGCATTGACATCGATTTTTAGGATGTCAGATGCGTTCCGTGGAATACCATAAATGCAGCCGTCTGGGCCAAGTACACCGCCAAACCATTTATAATTGTCGGATAAACTTGCGCCCATGTTTGATCTAGTGGCGGTGCCTGCATCAACATCGATTTTTAGAATGTCAGTTGCGCCGAATGGAATACCATAAATGCAGCCGTCTGGGCCAAGTACACCGCCAACCCATTTACCGTTGCCGGATAAACTTGCACCCATGTTCGATCTGGTAGCGGTGCCTGCATCGACATCGATTTTTAGAATGTCGGTTGCCATGTATGGAATACCGTAAATACAACCGTCTGGGCCAAGTACACCGCCATGCCATTTATAGCTGCCGGATAAGCTTGCGCCCATGTGTGGTCTAGTAGCAGTGCCTGCATCGACATCGATTTTTAGGATGTCAGATGCGTCACGCGGAATACCATAAATACGGCCGTCTGGGCCAAGTACACCGCCAAACCATCTTCTGTCGTCGGATAAGCTTGCGCCCATGTCCGATCTGGTGGCAGCGCTAGTACCGGCAGCAGGTAATTCTGTGTTCAATTGACCTGAAAAAGTGCCCCAGTCGACGATTTCAGGCCACTCCCACAGACTGGAGCTAAGCCAAGAACCCAGCAATTGATTTGGCATTAGGATCATGCGCCATAGACTCCTACGCCGCGATACAAAATAGTTGTGCCCCCATCAAACGTATAAGCAAACCACGCACTCCAGGCATTATCGGTAGCGGGGTGCGCCTGAGAATCATTATCCTCCAGCGTACCATTGTTGAAGGTCAACGCACGTTCTGTTGCTTCTTGCTGGCACAAAAAAAGCGCAGAGGCATAGCCTGTTGAGATACCGGCTGGCATGACCCAATCAACATCGATATCACCTGCCACATCGGCAGAATCGATCCACTGCGCCGTTCCGTCCAACACCACATCGACATTTCCAGAAGTGTCTGTCAGCTCTGTCGATGGACCGCGAGCACCGCCGAGGAGATTGACCTGCTCAGCAAAGTAGCTTTCGTCTAGCGCCACATAGACCCGATGTGTCCCGGCTGGGAGGGACGCTGCAAAATCGCCTGTTGATGAAAGCAGCGTGCCTCGTGTCAACGAGTCGGCGCCGGAATTATAGCTCCCGTAATACAAAGCTTTGGAACCATCAGAGCACTCAAGGCCGAATAGCACGGCCTGACCATCCGCGTAATTGTCCCCAAATGCGTCGTGATCTGCCGTCGCGCCGGCCAGAACAATTTCGCCCGTTCCGGTTGTAGTGCTTGTTTCTTCGGTAAAAGCGGCCACGGCTTACTCCGCAAACCAAGCTGACATGCCTGGCAAATCAAGAACCTCTAAGATCGCATTGCCGCCAGTGATGGCGGCTGCCAGCAGTGCCGCCAGTGCCGCCATAATCAAGAGCGCCGCAGCGATCCGCTTAACCCACGTCATAAACTGCATGTCGGCCTCGTTATGGGCAACCACACGCGGCGTGTGGTCCTCCGCGAAATCGAGTCGCTCTTTTTCCTGTTTTTTCAACTCTGCTGCACGTTCAAGCGTCCCGTCTTCGACAAGCTCGCGAATTACACTTATTGATTTGTGCATGCGGTCCAGCCGATCCGACAGCTCATACACGAGCTTTTCACTGCCCCGCACAGTGCTCAAAAACGACGCATTCTCAGACACCAGCTGCACAACCTTGCGCTTGATGTCATCTATTTCTTCTTTTAGTGTATCAAAGCGCTGAATACTATCGGCAACAGAATCCACTTGATCCCGCAAACCGCGCCAAACCTCGCTTACATGCAGCTGCTGTGTCTTATGCTTGTCGTACAGAATCTGGATATCTTGCGCGTTTTGATCGCCTCGCTCTATTAATTCCTTTATGACATTTCGCTGTGCGCACTGCATTTCATCTTTCTCACAAGGCTCGATCATTAACTCGCTCTGTTTTCGTATTTACATGGCTCACCAAACACCAAGTCGAGCAGCAAACAATACTTTGCGGCCTTTTGCAGATTGTGTGTGTGACGCTCGTCGGCCACGAAGTGAAAACTCCAGAAATGGTCTGAAGTGCTGGGATATTACGCACTCACAGTTACGAAAACTGTTGCCCCGATGCTGGTGCCGGCCCGAATATAGAAGTTATCGCCGTCCCCAAACTTATCTTTGGTGTCGTCGGTAATGTCTTCCCCTGGCTGAAGAACCGCTTGCGGGTCGTCCTCTTCATCTGGCAAAGCGTCTGCCCGAATCACTTCGGCAGCGGTATATGGTCGTCTGGAATCAACCCGCAAAAGAAGAAGATTTGCCGCCACCGCTGCCAGAGTCCATCCATCGCTTCTATCCACATTGATCGTTGGCATGGTCAGAACCTAAGTGATTGGTTCGCCCAAAGCATCGTAGGTACCATCTAGAACCCAAGGCTGCTTTGATTCGAAATCCGGCCACAAAGGAGACGGGACAGAGTCCTTCTCCTCCAGCGCAAATGGAGGCCAATTGATCTCAGTCCCGTCTTCATTAATGCGCATTCTCTGCATTGCGAAGTCTGGCACTGATCAATCCTCCAGGATTAGAGATCCGTACTCAAAGGACAATTGATTCTGCACCCAGTCATCAATCACGATAGGGCAGATGGTGCCTGGGCGAACGACTTTCTGTTGAGTCGGGACGTAGACGGGAAAGCTGAAGCGTGTACGGACGTGGCGGAGGGAGGAGCCCGGAGACTTCTTGGTCTCCTTCTCATCCTTCTTCACTTCCGCCTGCGCTTCGACATTACCGCCGATTGGAGGGAAGGACCCTTGGTTAGCGGACTTTCTGGGAGTCTCGGACATTGGCGAATCCTTATATTTCCCACCCACAAAATAGGCGAACCGAGAAGATTTAACAAGCCGCTGGCTTCAAAGACTATCTCGGATTTAACTAAGAGGGGGCGGCGGCAAAGCCGCCCCTTAGGTTTGTTACGGATTGGAGAAATCGATCACCTTGATTGCCGATTCACGCAACCGATAGATGAAATAGCTCATGTCAAAGCGCATCATCGTAGTCCGCTGCAACACCATCTGCTCGACAGCGGAGTAGTTCGCTGCAACATTGGTCACTTTAGCCAGCGCATACTCTGAATCCAACATGACCAGCTGGTTCGCCGGAACAACCCCATTGGGCACAACCAGATAATCTGGCTGAGAAGCTGCGTAATTGATCAATCGCGGATTGCCTGGATCGATACCATACGAGCCTGCGTCACCGGTGTTAGTGCCGGTGGTCACCGGGTCGAACGCCTTGGGGCGCCCAGCACGCCGCTCAATGGCCAGATATGACTCCAACGGACCAAACATCTTGTTCCAGTTGTAGATACGATCCGGGTCCCACAGCATCTTTAGATACCCGTCGTGGGTGATCGTATTCACTGCAGCGGAAGAATCGTAAGTAGCCTTGAAGCCCGTCGTAGCCATCGCGCTCTCGCCGGCATCGGCATTGCCGGTGATGATGCGATTAAGGTCCCGCCACAATTGACGCTTACGCTGACCCATCGACTGCTCCCGCAGAACGATGGCAACCAGATCAAGGGTTGCATCACGCTGAGCTTGGTCAGAGATCTGCAGACCAATCGAGATCGCACCCAGCGCCTTGCTGGTCTGGCTGGCCGAAATAGAAACCATGTTCGCCGGCAGCTGATTCTGACCAATTGGCGCCATGTCCTGGTCCTGCGGAGCTGAAGTATCGATCTTCGGCTCAGTGAATACCTCAGAGGTGATCGACTGATTCATGGCGAACATTGAATTCAGTCCGGCCTCTTCGGTACCAAAGTCGGCATCCAGGTTCTCTTGCATGAAGGCCATCACGACCTCGGGAAAAAATACCCGAGTCGCTGGGGTCGAATTGCCCACGGGAGTCTTTGGGCTGACAATCGACCCGCCAGCCAAGCTGACCCCGCCAGACTTGGTATAGCAGGACCCATCCAACATCTCGCGCAACGTCGTTGGCATGACTCCGTATTGGACGTTGCCTCGCGGATAGATGCCGAAGTACCGGCACCCCTGCTCAAACGCAGAACCAAACTGTGGGTCAGCATCAGAATGGCGAGCATTCACGATAGCCGATGCCCGCATATTGTGCTGGGCCGCCAGCCGATAGTCATCAAGCGACATGCTCCCTTCCTTGATCCCGCCGGAAGAGTCCCGGTACTTAAACTTAGCCTCAATTGTCATTAGGTCTCTCCCTTAAACTTTACGAAGAAGCACTTGCTTGCCTGCTCCTTGAGTACCGTAATACTCTAGAACCTGCCAAGTATGTGGGCTGCGGGGCGACTCATACCCAACTGGATTGACGAAGGCCGCATTCGGAACCACCGTGCCGTCATCCAACTCGGTCGTGCCTCCAACAAAGTCGCCAGTGCCAGTCGGATTGATATAGAGCAAAGCGACCAGCGCCTTGCCAGAGGTCGGCTCGGGCTGAACGACATCGGCCAAAGTCGCACCTGCGGTCCCCATTTGGGAGGTGAAAACGCCAGCAGAGTCGATAAAGAAGGCGAAAACATTGAAGGTGCCATTGTCGACCGTACCGCTCAGAGCAGGCAGATCTCCTGCCGCTTTGGTGACAACCTTGCCTCTCACCAGGGCGCGCAGAGCCGCCGTCGTTTCGGCTGTCTGCTTCTCACCGGACTTCATACCGGCGGCCCCAGAGATAAGCAGCACGCTGCGGGCCGGGCCTTTGCGAACATTGGCACCGGTCGAAGCGTTGGCCGTGCCTACCGCAACGGGCGTCCCGCAAACCACTTCATCCTCAACCGCCAAAGCGCCCAGCTCATCCGTGGCCAGCACTTCAAGGCCGGGGTCCGCCAGGACGCCGCCAATCGAATAGCCCCCTTGGGTTGCAGCCTCCACAGACTCGACGAATCCGTAGATCGGGTCTCCGTCAGCGCACAGTACGCATTGACTGCCATCCAGCTTTACAGCCTTACCAATCTCCTTGCTGCTGTAATGAATGGAGTCGGTACCAAGCCTTTCGGTACGGGCGGTGATGTAAGGCTGAATTCGCGGACGACGAACCAGGCTGTTGTACTTCTCATCCGTATTAACTGTCCAGGTCATGGGTATTTCCTCTCTTACTTAACTCGATAGAGTCGTTGTTCACCGAGGTCAGCCGGCTCTCGCCCATCTTGAAAGCCTTCCTGTGAGTGCTGACCGACAGGAAAGGCACTCTCGAAGCTCTTCTTCACCCCCCGATAGTATTCCGCAAGGGTTGTCGCCGGCAGGCCTTCGAGCTGAGCCGGGGTCTGCCCCAGCGCAACCTGCAACCGGTGCGTCGCCTCGACCACGATCGGAGACAGCTTGCCGGCCGTCTCCTCGACCTGGGTCAGCTTCTCCTTGAGCGAGTCACGCTCCTTCTCAGCCCCGTACAGCTCGCGCTGCAAGCGGCTGACCTCCCCTTGCAGGTAGGTGGTCAAAGAGCCGCTGTCGCCCTCCTGGGGCTTCTCAGGGGCCTTGTTTGACTCAGGGGCGCTGGTCGCCTCAGGAGCAGTGGGCTCCGTCGGCGCCGAGATCGCCTCGACAGACTGTTGCTCGCCTTCGCCTTCGATCTCCTCGACGCGGTGCGCGACCTTGTCGAGCGGCACGCCGGAGGCGACCTTGGCTCGATCGGCTTCGCTTTTGAAAACGATTCTCTTTCCCATATCTTCCTCGCCCAATTTATTTGAAGTGCTGTAGGACTTCGATTCCCTATTCTGAATAAAGTTGGTGAGCAAGGAGTTCAATGTTGTTACCTTGTCCACCATTCCAATAGCCTTCGCCTCCTCAGCAAAGACCGTTTGCCCTTCTGCCCACCGCCCTGTATCCATTGTCCTCAGCGCTGGACGAGAATCTTGCACATGCTGAATAAAGAACTGATGCAGGGTAGAGGTTTGTTTCTCCATATACTCATCAACCCCCTCAGACAGCGCTTCATAGGGATGAAATGGAGACTTGAGCTTTCCCGAGCGATAGACCTTCGCATCGATTCCGTTTTCCTTCAGCATCCGCGCAATGCTTCTAACGGCGGAAATCGCTCCGACCGACCCGACCTGAGCCATCTTATCGGCACCAATTTCCTTATTAATAGCCCCAAGCCAATAGCCTGCAGACAGCATGCTCGAAGCTGTGTACGAAATCGTGTCAGGAGCAATTGCCTTCGCCGCTTGAAGGGCCTCGGTAGCTGAATTGATACCTTCTGCATCCCCGCCAGGAGTAGAAAAGACGTGGATGATTTGATCGATTTCCCCGGCAGAATACATCTCGGCCAGCTTCAACGCTGCCCGACTAATGACTGGGTAGGAAGCAATGCCAAATAAATTGGCGAACCAAGACTCATCAGAGATCATCGGCCCTTCAACCTTCAGCAGGCCGACATTCTCTACGACCTCGATCAAGAGATCCTCTGGCTCCGAATCCTCATCATCATCTTCAGAATACAGTTGAGAGAACTTAGACGGATCTTCCAGTAACAGGTCGTTGTAGTAGAGAACACCTGCCAATGATCTCGGGGTCCCAAGCCAAGTATCCGACACCCTGATCATCGAAGGACTACCTTTGTTCATTATCCTTGCCTCCCGCCGAGCTTGGGGTCTCTGGGCTGATTTGTCTGTTTCGGCTGTTCGTCCCGGAGACAGGGGTGGTGTCGGGGGACTTAGACTCATAGAACCTCGTCCCGGACAAACTCTCTGAACTCTCTGGTAGAGACCCCAGCCCCAATTCAACCTGGGCCTCGTCATCTGTAACTCTGCCAAGCGATAGCAATTCAAGTATCCTGTTCTGTCTAACTGCCTTGTGCGGCTCCATTTCAGTTTCTGGCCGCAGTTCTATTTCATCGAATTTGAACTTGACCCTGACATCCAGCCCATAAAGCCGGCAAGCCAAAGTCAATGCCCTTGACAGCGCATCCGCCACAGGCCGATTCAATAGCTTGGCGGTCAGGGTCGAGAGCATTGCCTCTGTGGTCGAGGTATTCTGGCTCCCGCCAATACGGAGCCCGAGCATCGATGGGTTGGACTTCAGTGCAGAGGCCGCCAGCCCACTCAATTGCTCGATCAGTTCAGAGATTTCCGCCTTCTCTCCTTGGGCTTTCAGTGCTTCGGCCTCAGCCGTATCGTACATGACCAAGGTGTCTTCCGGCGCCAATCCCTGCAGAGCCGTCTCATGCCCGGCCCTGACAGACTCTAGATACGAATTAAGCTTGGCAGGATCTTGTTGGATTTCTCTTGGGGCGCTGGCGACAACCTTATCGTAATTCAAGGTTAAAACCAGTCTCGACATCCCGGATCTTGTAATGACCCGCCAAGCGTCATCCAAAAACTGCTCATAGTGCATTACCCTACTGATCCCGGCATGCAGAATAGGCAGTGCGTACTTGCGCTCGGCGGTCTTCATTGATTCCGAAATGAAGATTGTCGGCATATTCAGCTCGACTTCATTCCCTTGAGCGTCTCTCTGAACTGGGAACTTTCCTTTATGCGGCCCCTTCGATTTCCAAGTGAACGAGTCATAAGGGAAAACAACCAAGTCAGACGGCAATCTGTAGTTATCCAAAACCAGTTCTAGTCCTACCCCTGCCGCCAACAACACTTCAATGCGCATTGTCTCCAACAAGCCGTCAACACCGCGCTTATCGGAGAAGCCCTTCGCGTAGTCCCTTTCAGATGACAAAAGGCTGAGCACATGCTCTGCCGCCATCATTCCTTCCCTAGAAAATTCTTGTGAGGCGACCTCATACGCCATTAACTTATAGTTAGTTCCCATCATCGCCACGAAATTCGTGACGGCAGTGGAAAAAATGTCGTTGGTCTCGAAGTGGTTGCGAAGAGTCGTCGCCGCCGCCTGCAATGCCCGTCTGTTGCGGGCAGCCTGGTTCATGTTGACGACATCGTCCCGCCGAATCGAATCCCCGGACTGATAGCCGTCATAGGGCGTGATCGAACGCGCCCTGCCAATCACCCGTCGAGGCATCACAATCGGCTGAGGAGGAGTCTGCGCCATTCCAACCAAGTCCACATATGCTGATAATTACACGGATATTAGCAGCTTCTTTGAAGGCTTGAAACCTACTGATCCAAAAATGTCAAGGCTTCCAACTTAGTCCACTGCGCATCCTCACCCGGCCCAGAGACAGTGACCCAGGCAATATTAGAGAACTGGCCCCTCTTAGTTGTGATTGCTGCGCCGCCAACCAAGTATAAAATATTGAAAAGAACCAGTGATTATTGGGATCGCTAGTAACCCACTTTGCCGACTCTTCTCCTGTTGAAGTCAGGTCAATGACTCTCTTCAACTTCTGTAAATGGGCAATTACCTGGCCCTCAAACTTCAATCCCATCGGCAATCTGACTTTCCCGGCATTAAATTGCTTGACGAATTCATCCATTGCTCTAGTCCTCTGCACTTTTATTACTCCCTCCTCTTCATTCTCCTCGATATAAGCCAAAGCCATTTTCCCCTTACCACTAATAAAGTAACAGCCCCAGAAATTTCCAACCGGTAATTCACTCTTAACGTATCTAGGAAGGCTAATATCTGGCCCCGCATCCATAACTCCCTGAGAACATTTATACTTCTCATACAGTTCAACGACAGTATCCCCTGCCACAGTCCCCTCAGTCTGAACGATTGTTTGCATATCGATAATGTCTAACCTATCTCCAATAGGTGCTCCAACACTGACATGCAATGTTTTACCAACATCAGACCCAAATACCGCCCCATACACTCCCTCTTGATTGGGCTTCACTGTGAACGCAGCTCTAGCCGCCGCATCCATAATCATTTCCGAGGCCGATTCAGCTGGACACCCCAAAGCAAATTGCATCCATCTGGTGGTAGATCTGTATTGTCTGAGCGATTCTAAGATTGCCCTCGGCGTCCTGCCAGTCGGAAGAACCAAAGGATTGGCATCATACGATCCTATCTCTCTGCCTGGGTATTGAGGGACCCAACTTCTTTTAATTGGGTCCGCCAAATTACCTAGTGTTATTGGTTGATTACAGTGCGGACACTTAATGTACGCCCGATCTATTTTGTATTTAGGGTTCTCAAGATCGATCGGTTGAATGTTGGATAGGTGGTCATCAAATCCTGGGATAGTAATGCACTCTATTGGAACCAACATCACCCACTGACCACATTTGTCGTGGTAACACATGTAGACGTTTTGATCGCCTTGCTCATAGTAATAGCTGATGTCTGAGTGCGGATGCAGCGGAGAACTGAAGTACCTAATAT